AGTTCAGAAAAATAGTTATCTTCAATATAATCAAAGGCAATACTTTCTTTCCAATCTTTCCAATCACTTTCAGTAATAATACCTTTGAGTAATAATTGAGTTTTTAATAATTGCATAAACAAATCAGAAAATCTTTTTCTTAATCTGTCTATGAACTTCTTAAACTTTACTTCATCTCTTGTTATTTCACTACTTCTACCTAGTGTAAACTGAGCTTCTTGTTCTAATCTATTAACTGGAACATTAAGTGACTTATATAATTTCTTTTGGAAGTATATAATATCATCTATTTGTCCTAAGTTTTCGCCGCCTGGTAGCGTGGTGATTTCAGTGCCTCTTCCACCTTCTCTTCTTGGTAGGAAAAAGTCTTCTAACATACTCATATGTTTTTTATCGTCTTTGATATCACCAGTCGATGCGTCATATACCAACTTGTTTCTATATTGATTCATGATACCTCTTAGGTATTCTTCGGCTTTACCTTTAGGTAAATTACCAACATCAATATAAAATATCCTACGTTCTGGGGCACGTGATATTCTGTATATGACTAGTGAATCTTCCATCATTCTAAGTTGATTCACTGGTTTTAAAGCTTTATGTAAATATGATAATATTCTTTTTCTACCTGGGTCCATTTGACCAGATGTACAGTATGCAATTGCATCAGGATATATTTTTAATCCTTGTTCTGCTCCAGACATTAATTTGTCCTGGAATAAAAAGAACTCATCGCTTTTTTCTATAATCTTAGCACCTGTTTTAGGGTCCTGCTTTTCTTCAACCTCTTTCACCTTTCTTAATTTGGTAGGGTCGATATATCGCAGTTCTTGAATACCTTTTTTAGGTGATGATTTATCTATTATAATATGATACGGCAGCCTTCCATCAATATACCATTTACGATATATATCATGAGCATACGCGTTAAAGTTTAATAATTTAAGGACTGCATCAAATTCAAATTTGACAGCGTCTTTCATTTTGTCTGATATTTCTAATTCATCTAATACTAAATTAACAGGCGACTCATCATTATTACCTACTATTGATTCATTTATTATATCCTCAACAGCGGCATCGCATTCTGGTTGTGATGCTATATCTCTGTATTTTAGTATCAAGTCAACTTCATTTTTGAACTTGTCGCCATCCATATCGATGTACGCGCCAAAATGACCGCCCGCTTGAATTACACCCGAGCCATCCTCGTCCGTCTTAGGAACGAATGAAGGTAGTTCCTTTTGTTTAGAACTCTTTCTATTTATTTCAAAGCCAAATAATTCAGCCATACATTTACCTCAATACTATCGGAGGGGACATTATATCCCCTCGTCTAATATTATTTATATACCTACGAAGTAGTGTCTGATTCCCAGTATTGTACCTGGAATTCAACAGTGAACTCTTCTATAGTATTTTCAGAGTCATAACTTACTTCTATCTCAGAAATGTTAGTTGGAAATAGACCTCTAAAGTCATATTTCTTAGTAACTTCTCCAGCCTTATTCAATTGTTCAACAATTGCGTCTGATTGATAGTCAGTAGGATTAGATAATCCTGTGTTTTCGTTATGTCCATTAATACCATTCATCCAACGTTCCATAGCGTTACGAACTGTGAAATCAACATCGTTGATTACAGTAATTGTCCAAGGGTCAAATGTTCTGTCACCAGCTATTTGCAATGTTCTACCTCTGAATAATACAGGGATAGGTGCAATAATTGATGCAGGCATTTGAGCTGTTTTACACATAAAGGATGTTTGTTCAACATCACCCTGTGCATAACTTGGATAGTTCATAGTCACCTTGAAAAGGTTAGACCTTGCTCCACCGCCTACTAATTTTGATTTAAAATCGTCTACGCCTAATATTGCCATGTCTTAATCTCCTATGAACCTGAGATCTCAGAGAATTCAACTCCGGACCTCGTTGCTACAAAACTCAATGTTATGAAGTTAATACTTCTTGCTGGCTTGATAAAGATATCAGCTACAAATTTATTACCATCAATTACTGAGCTAGTGTTGTTAGTGGTATCACAGACTACTGAAAAGTCTGAAAGTCCACGTCTACCTTTGACGTCTCTTAAGAACGGTTCAACTAAGTTTCTGAACTGTGCTCTTGTAAATTCGTCGTTAAATTCGAATAGTTGCGCTTTAGCTGCTGTGCTAACCGCTTTTTCTAATGCGATAAAGAGTCTACGTACATTTATTCTATCGAATGCTGAAGGTCTACTTAATAAAGTTTTGTCACCAAATAGTAAAGTACCTTGTCCAGGTAATGATACTATAGGATTGACTCTTGCTTTATATAAAGAATCTCTATCTGCTTTCTTAGGATTAAATGCTAATTTAGTTACTCCTAAAAGTTGACCTCTGTTTACACCTGCTGGTGAGAACCATGCATCTGCCACGTTATCGGTGTTGGCGCATAATCCTGCCATGTGTCCTGAAGCAGCTATATATCTGTATTTGTCGTTATATTTGTCATATACATATAATGCTGTTGAATCACATGAAGCGTAAGATGTTGATGTTAAACCATCAGCAAAAGCTTTTACGCTTGCTGCTGGAGTAGCATTGTTAACAGTGTCTTCTAGTGGTGGAGATATAAATGCCATACAATCTTTCCTTGCATTTACTATTGATATTAAATCTTCTGCAATTGCTTCAGCGCCATCGGCGTCTGCTGCTGCAAAAAGTAAGTTAACATCTACAGTTTCTGCATCGGATAAAAGATCGAATCCAGCTGCTATTTCTCCAACTGTTGGTGCGTTATCGTCAGTTCCACCCGAAAGTGAAGCTTCAATTGCTGCAGTGTGTGTCTTAAATTGGTTAGAGCCTTCACTATCTGTGTTAGCTGCTTTCGCTGCTGCTAGAGTAAAGCCAGCTTCATCTAAATTAGTGCTATCATGGTCGATCCAACGAATATAGTTAGATTGACTTGTTATAACATCAACATAGTAGTTTGAAGTACCATCATCTTTCTTAGCATCAGATGCTTGAGATAAGAATCCGAATGTTTCTAATACTGTACCAGCTGTTCCGGAGATAGCTCCGTCTTCATCAATAACTGCAATGTGTAGTTCGTCATTAGTGACTCCTACAGCAGCTGCTGCTGTTGATGTACCTGGTGCAGCATCAAAATTACTAGAATACGCCCAACCTGAAAAGGAAGATATACCCTGTGATATCATTGATACTTTTAAACTATTACCCAGTACTCCTGGATGTTTAGCTGCCCATAACCCCAAATTAAGCTGACCTGCTCCATAATTATTCGCGTAATCTTCATCATTTTTTATCAGCTGTCCTGTACCCTGTGCGGTCGCGTTTAAATGACCGGAAGCTACTCGAACCACTTTTAGTGCATTGCCATACTTTAAGAAAGATGCTGCTACTAAGAAGTGTTTAGCTGTGGAATCGTCTGGAGCGCCAAAAGTCGCTGCAAGTTCTTGTTCAGAACCTACTGTTACTAATTGCTCCACTGGACCCCAGTTGAATGCGCCTGCGAATCCACCAATGCTGGTTGATACGGCTGGAACTACATTCGTTGCGTCAATTTCTTTTACCTCGACGCCTGGTGATACTTGAAATGCCATCGCTTTGTCCTCTATTTGAGTTAGTTAATATGTGTCATAATAAGAATATTCAATACATACTTATTTATAACAAATTGGTTTCTAACGAAGTAACTCAACTTCGATAGAATTATGTTCTATTATAGGATTTTTATCTGATATACCAATTATATCATGCTCGTATTGTATACCGTCTTTAGACCATTTTACAACATCTCCGTCAAACTCCATACTATCTGTTTGTATCTTATCTTCAAACATTGACTTATATGTATTAGGTTTGAGCCAATAATCCCTATTTTTAAATTTTACTAATATATTTTTAGCTAGGTTTTCTCCAGTAGCTTTTCTATATCCTTTTGTACCTGGTGTTGAATTGATTTCAATAAACATTGGTGGTATTGTTTTTCTATCTTTAGATGGGAATATATCTACACCTACCCATAAACCATCAACAGCCTTAGCTGCTTTTTCAACATGTTCTATTTCTAATTCCGTTAACTCTATAGGAGCCGGTTTAGAACCAAGTGATACATTACTTCTAAAGTCTTTTGCTACTACAGGTCTTTTAATTGCTCCATGGAATTTACCACCAATAACATGAGCACGTATGTCGAATGTAAAGTCTTTAATCATTTCTTGCAGTAATACGCCCATATTTGGGTCTAACTTATACAATAACTGTACGGTTGAATGTAATGAACTTTCTGAATCTACTTTAATAACACCAATGCCTAATGAACCTGTAAGTGTTTTAAGAATAACTGGATATTTAGCACCAAGTCTTTCCATAGCTGGTATTGCTTTTTCAGGATGATGTACTAAAACTGTCTTAGGCTGAGCTAATTCTGCTTCAGCAAGATATAAACTTGTTCTATATTTATCAGATGTTATTTCCATACATGCACGAGTGTTAACACATACAACACCAGCTCTTTCTAACTGAGTTAAAAAGTCTGACCAAGCTTTTCTTTTAGTGACTGGAGCTCTTACAAATACTAATGTGTTTTCGTCTATTCTAAACTTTCTTTCTTTTTTATCAGTCATACCATCATAGATATATCTTACTCCATCTTCTAAATCAGAATAAGCACCTTGTACATCAACTTTAAATCCTTTTAATCCTACTGAATCTCCTTCTTTTATAAAATCATCTGCAGTAGCTTCTGGGTCATCAGGGTCTTCAGGGTCATCATACCATAAGTATACATACCTATAGGATTTCTCTTCCTCTGTTATTACTGTTTTTCCAGTTGTAAAGTCGTTAAAATTTTGCATTCCCTGTCCACTCTTGTTCGAACCAGATGTTTCCATCATCGTCTTTAGTATATTTATCCTTTTCGTAGTTCCCACTCTCAACAAATCCAAATGGTAACATATCATCTTGTATGGCAGCTAATCTTTCTCTATATAGCATATCTTTCATATCAATATTAGTTAATGATTGGAATACATCAGTTGTTGTAAACCAAGCAAAAAGAACTAAGTTCATCATTATATCATCATGATTAGGAGCTATTGCCATATAACTATTGCCTTTACTTACAAAAGTACTCATTTCTACAATTGTATTAGCATCATTTATTTTAAGCTTACCTTGTTCCATTAAGTCTTTTATGCTTGAACAACCAATACGTTTAACTCTTCGAGTCATAGTAGCACCAAGAGCATTTGCTTTAATGCTTGATTCTACAAACATATTTTCATATTCTAAATCATAATACAAACCATTACAAACAACTCCACCTTGGTCGTTACTCTCAACTACTACATAAGCTTCGTTATATGTATTTGCATACTTGTATATAATATCTGGTAATAGCATTGGAGATATATTGTTATCTCTAAATACTGCAACCTGTTCAAATGGTTGTTCACTTACGTCAATTATTGTAAATGTACTGTAATCTTGATTTCTGCCTTTAGATACATCAACTGTCATTACATACTCATGGCCTTCAATTGGCTGTTTATATATGTAAACGTTTTCCTTAAAAAACTCTGGGTCAACACTTACTTGAGCTAATAAATGATTAGCACTTATAAGAGTATTACCTCTTCCATGAAAGGTATTACCAAACTCTTGTTCGAACTGTAACTCAGAAGTATTAGATACTGTAGTTTCTTTCCACTTATCATCTCTTCCTGGAACGTCCCACCAATCTACTCTAAATGGTTTA